AACATCAGAAACTAATCCGTTTAGCGTTCTATCTTGAATTATTACGTCGTAAGTTACTAACGCTAAACGTTGAGCTTCTTTCAAACACGTTTCTGGATCGTTTCCTTTCACAAGAGTGACGAAATTAAACGCTATGTCATGTTGTGCCGTATGTCCGCCTTCTAAACTTGGCTGATACGGTTCGGGAACGATCCAAATTGCAGGGGAAAGCAGTTTTCCTATTCGCATGCGTTCTCCAAATGTAATCGTGTTGATTTCTTTGAGCCGCTCGTCATTATTCAATCGTTCTTTGATTGCGTCAATGATTTCAAAATAAATCTCGTCTAACGGTTTTTTAATAACAGCCATCTATGACAGTCCTTCCTGTTCCAATGCCATTTCAACAAATTCACCAATTCGACTTTCTGTTTTTTCGATTGATTCGTCGATGTATTTTTTTCCTTTGATTCCCGGATGAGAAACACGTTTTGCAAAAATCACGTTTCCGTCGATTTCAAAACGCAACGCTTTTGCATTACGCGGAAAAATTTCAAATGGGTCGCTACCTTCATTTTGAATAACTGCATATACAACGTTTGTTCCAACAAGTGAGTGCATATCACCCAAACGTTGTAAAGTCCACGAACCTGCTAAACGGCCATGATCTTGCGGTGAAAGCTCTCGTAAATTTCCCCATAATTCCTGTCCAACGTAATCGTGTGCTGTTCGTAACGCGTTTTTCAGTCGCGGCACTAAATCGTCTAAATCATTTCGTGTAATTTCAGTTGGCATAGTTATTCATCCTCATATTCTTCAAGTGATGAAAATACGGAAACCCATCCGCTTTTACTGCTTTTTCGATACCGTAAAAACGGTTTCAATTCGTTATCAAGGTGTTTCAACGCTTCCGATGTGTTCAAAATATTGATTGCGAAATTGTCAATTTGTATGACTGGACTTGTTCGCTGTTGTTGTGCGATTGAAACGATGTTTGCAACGCTTCGAATGAGAACGTCTTGGATTGCGAGATATTCGCCGTCATCTTCGCTTATCTTGCGATCCAATCGGACAAAAATATGTGACGCAACTCGATTAATCCATTTTTCCAGCAATTCATCTAGCGCTTTATCGGGATCGTCAACATCAACGAATTGAAAGTCTGCCGCCTTGATTCCTGTTAGTTCTTTTATGTCGTCAGCTGTAACGACTTCGGTTGGCTCTTTTCCTTCAAAAAGACTCATGTTCATTCGTTCCCTTTGTCTTTCATAACTTCTAACTTGTCGAGTAAGGTTGAACGGTTCTTACCAGCAACTTCAAAAGCGATCGCTTCTTCAACGGTGATTTGTCCGCTTTCAATCGCTTCAAGGACTTGGTCAATTGTAAGCGAATCATAATCAAAAACTTCATTTTCGTCGATTTGTTCTTCGTTTTCTTCTTTCGTAACAATATCGTTATTAATTTTAACATTACTTTTGATATTGTTTTCAGTTGCTGTATTTTCATTTTCTTCGCTAATCACTTCGACCGTAAAGTCTTTTACGGCTCTCAAAATAACAAGATGGCGTTTGTTGATTTCAACTTCTTTTGTTTGGTTAGGATAAAACCGCGATCCTAAACGATCGCGGATTCGATTGCCAATATTCGTTACTCTTACCTTGATTTTGTGTGACATCGTCTTATCCCTCCCTTTTTAAATTTGCGGCCCTGTAAATCCACGTGCTACAACGCTTGCGTTTTCATCTTCATAATGGCAGTCTACTCGCAACGTTGTAACAAAATCTGTTTTTCGTTCTTTTGGAATACGGTCTGGCTCGATTCGAATATCGCGGTAAATTCCGTAAACAAGGTTGTTGTTTGGAGCCAACAATGCTGTACCTTCCGGCATGTTTGAGCAATCGCGTACTTGAATACCTTTGTAAGCCAATACTTGTGCTGTCGTTTGTGCTGTGTCACCTAAACCTGTTCCACGTTGCCGCAATACGTTCCGATATGAATCTTCAATATCCCAATGCACCCAAAAAGTCCACTCGTTACGATTGCGTAGGTATTTTTTCGGTACTGCTCGTAACATCGCGTCAAACATATCTTCGACATCTTCTGCGTCAAAGTCTGAATTATCTGCATTAATTTCGTTCGCGGATTTTTTAAGCCATCCGTCTGTTAGTTTCAAAAACGGATCGTTTGAATTTGTATCACCGTTAATAAACAATTCTTCTAGGTCGATACCGACGCGGTCGGCAATCAAGTCAAGCAACGTATTTTCGAATCCTGCGCTTTCGATGTTATCTTCAAGCGTTGAATCGGTGATTCCAGCAACCGCCATAACTTCAACACTTTTCAACTGGTTAGTATGGAAGTCCGGCTTGCTGTCTTGATCACCTGCTTCTCCTTCTTTTGCAGGCCCTAAAATACGGCTTGCAAAACCAACTCGGTCAATGTCGTGAGTGTGACTTTTCATGTCAATACGACGGGCCGCGTCTAAAATTGGCGTTGCTTCGGACACAACACGAACAAATTGTTGTTGTTTTTCCGGCGTAAGAATACTACCACCTAAATCAGCAGTCATGATTGATTTTAAAGCACTATCAATTTTTTCGAGTAAAAGTTTCGGATTCATTCCTTATCACTCCTGTTTATTATTATTGATTTCATTTTGAATATTGATATTGATATTATTAGTCTTTAATTTTATAGCCAAATGCGTTTCGATCCGGTTGTACGTCATTTGATTTTGTCACATTGTCACCATCTTGGCCAGCTAAACGATGTGAAAAAGGTCGCTTTTCTAATTGTTTTAGAACTTCTTCATATTTTGCTTTGTAATCTTCTTCATCGTCTTTGCTCTTTGTTGCTGTTTTGCCTGTTTTTTCGCCGTTTTTACTTTTACCGACTTCATTATCTTCTAGTTCGTCGTCTTTCGCTTGTGCTTTCATCGCTTTCAGCACATCGTCAAGTTTGCTGTTGATCGGTTCGATTCGTTCGTCAATCAACGCAATAACTTCTTCTTTTTCCATTTTTGAAACTCCTTTCTTATTTTTTTCCTGCCGCTCTTTCTCGGCAAGTGCAAGCAAAGCGTCAATCGCGTCTTTCGCTTGTTTCAGTTTTTTGTAATTATCGTCTGAAATAACTCGCCCTGCTTTTTCCGCTTGCTTTTGTTTTAGCCCGATAGCACTTAACAGTTTTGCGAATAATCCGTTTTGTTCTTTCGCTGATTTATCTGCCGACTGCTGTACCTGTTCGATTTCTTCTGCCAATTCTTCGATGATGTCGCTTATTTCTGTTGTTTCATCGTCTGTTTCCTCGACTTCGGTTATTGTTTCTTCAATTTGAACTTCTTTCGGCTCGCTCGTAAACTCTACTCCGCCATCTTCATTGATTTGATAGCCGATCTCAAAATATTTCCTATTATCGGTATCATCCCAATAATAGAAAACTATACGGTCTGGAAACGTCGCGTACACGTGAGGGAAATAATCAGTATCAGCGAACAAAGACTTTAATTCTTCTTCGATCTTTTCTCTTATTTGTTCAAATGAACCTTGAACTGCTTTTTCTGCAATATTGTTTTTGCTTTTAATCGCAATCCATTTCGCCTTTGGCACGGCCGGCGTATCGACTAAACTAACTGCATTGACTACCCAACCGCCGCTCTTTTCGAGATCAGATAACGTTACGCGTTTGTAACTCTTTTGCTTTTTTGCTGATTTCATGACAAAGTTGCTAATCGCCATAATCGAAAAACCACCCAGCTTTCCTTCTTTTACTGCTTGCCATGTTTCATCGTCGGTTACTCTTACTCCCATAATCCATGACCCTTTGGGAATGACGATTTCGTCATTGATTTTCCAATCGAACGGCAAAATGTAAGATTCGACAACACGACCGACGTTTTTGAGCGAGTGCATAATGTCGATATTTCCGTATTCTTCCATGAATTTATGAGCGACTTCTTCGATTTTTTCGGATGTAACGGTATCACCATCGCTATCGGGTTCATCGGGAATTAAAACAGGGCCGTAAACAATTCGCTTTTCTGTGGTTTTAAACACAAACGGTGCAGTTAATTCCGGCATTTTATCACCCCCCAATTTAATTTTTCCATAGTTTTCAATCGAAAACATCCACCAAAAAGTAATGAAAAAAAGCACTCTTTTGTAATGAGTGCTTACTTGTTATACAAAATCTTTCGCAATTTGCTTGCTGATTCGTTTGCGTCATCTATCGCATATTTAATTTTCTTGGTATCAATATTGTTTTTATTTTTGTCAATTTCTTCCAATACGATAACGGCTAAAAAGTCGCTATGATCCATCGTATCAAACAAAGCTGGGAATAATTCTTTCCCTTCGATTACCCACGATTGTTGCCCTTGTGTCATTTTTATTGACCACTTTTCGATCTCTTTTTCATTTTCTAGCGTTTCTGTCCAAAGTTCTTTATTCACTTGATTGATTTTTTCTATGGATTTTTTTAGTAACTGCAAATTTTCATCTGTCGGTTCGTTTCTCCATACGTCATAGTTATAACTAGTTTCGTCAATAGCTGGTATAATTGCGTCGCTGTATTTTCTGACTTCTTCAAATGCTTCTTTGTCGTATGTTTCGCCACACCCTGCGACTATTGCTAATAATAGCAATATCAAAATCAAAAATACATTTCTTTTCTTCAAGCAAATTCCCCCTAATAAACATTTTTGTTAAATGATAACATAAAATGACATTTTTTTAAATATTTACTTTTTTTCTAACTTTACGGATAGTACGGTGTTGTCAAAATAATTTCATCTTTGCTAGGAATATACGGCCTTTCGCGACATCTGCAATTAATCCAGTCGCCAATATCGCCGCTTCTGTCACCCGGATACATCAAGCCGTTTGAAAATGGTTCATCAAACTCTACAACCTGCCCATGCAATTCAACATGATCGTATTGGTCTTTCGGATTGTTCCCTCTTACTCTATCATCGTCAACGGTAAGCCATTGCTTATATTTGACGTTGTATTCTCTCATCGTTTCGTGTGAACCTTCATTCTGCATACCTTGAATTTCGGTTCTAGCAATTCGTTTTAATTCAAAATCTCGCAATGTACTAAAATTATCGCGTAAATCTCTCGCTACATCGTCAATTCCTTTTCCTGCTTCATATCCCTTCGCTAGCGTAGCAACAAAATTTCCTGTGATTCGTTCAAACGTATATTCTGAAAACTCGTATGTTTTGTTCCACAAACGATTCAGCGTATAATCATCAAACGTTGTAAAGCTAATATCGAAACCGGTCATCATTAAATCGTATAACGTCATCTGTCGGCCCAATTCTGCACTTTTTATCCCTTCATCTGCGATTACTTTCCGCATGTCAAAAAATGTAGCGTCAAATATTCTTTTTACGAATTTAACTTGTTCGCTTGGAACGCTCGGCAAGTAACCTCGTTCGCGTAATGCTCGGATGAACTCCGTTTCAAGCCCTGCCTGCAAATTCAACAGTTTGTTATACAAGCGTCTTTCTGCTTTCAACGTTCGTTCATCGACTTTTTTTATAGCCGGGAAATTGCCGTATTGCGAAAGAAATTCAACTACTTTGTGCGTCATTTTTAACGCTGTATTACATGCATTGCACATCGTCAATTACTTCCTTCCTGTTTTTTTTGTCTGTCAACAACCCTGTCAACAATATTTTTTCTGACGATCTGAATTAATTCGCTATGTAGCGATTTTAGACTATCAACGATGGCTTGCGTTTCTTCGAATGATGGTTCAAGCGGTCGACCGTAAATGAAATATCTATCCATGTTCGGATTGTCTATACGTTCGTATCCAAGTTTTTCGCGGACTTCGTTCGACGTTAATGCACCTATATCGAATATTGTTTTTAAACGTTGAACCAATCGATCTTCATCGCGTGTGTCGATTTCTCTGAACTTAAATTTCCAGTCAGTGATACCTAGTCCTTCCTGCAAAATGAATCGATTAATCCGACCTTCAAGCATTTCCTGTTTTTGCTTTACGACTGACTGTTTGTATATTTCCGTTGATTCTGCCGCCGTCGATCCACCCAATTGACCTTCAACTGTAATTCCTGCACGATACGGCGGCACACCATGCGCCGATAATATTTCATCGCGGTTGTCCTGTCTAAACATACGAAAACTTGCTTCTTTGATTACTGTGTTTAGTTTATGAAATTCAAACTTTATCGGCGGCCGATTATCTCCGTACGAATCATCGGGAAACTTTGCGGTAAGAACTAATGTTGAATGATTCGACTTTTTCACTTCTTTTTGAAAGAAACGTTTAATTTGCTGTTCAGTTTTCTCGTCTAAATCCGCACCTGTGATTGTTACGGCATAGGCTGGAATCGCATGATTTTCGAAAAATGAAATATTGTATTCTTTGCTCTCTTTATCGCCTAAAATCGCCGGCAACGCGGAAACAATGTCGGGAATGCCGTAATAATCCGATCGTGGTGTATAGTTTTTCAAATGTATTACTTCGTTCGCTCGTACTTTTATGTCCAATGTTCCTTTTTCAAAAATTTCACCGGTTTCTACGTGAACATCTTTTTCAAAACCAAA